TCTTGTACTTTGCCCCGAGCACGTAATAGATATTATGGGCTGGAGCGAGCAGTTTGAGAAGCAGTACAGTCTTGACAATGCTAACGGCAAGATTGGGCGCCTGTTCGGCTTTGACGTTTACGAATTCTCCAACAACCCCATCTATACTTCTGCCGGAAGCAAGAAGGCTCTTGGTGCAGCTGCGTCTGCAGGTGAGTTCCAGTGCTCATTCGCTTTCTATGTGCCTCGAGTATTCAAGGCTACAGGCTCAATGAGTATGTATTTCAGCGAGGCTGAGAAAGATCCTATCTATCACCGCAATCTTATTGACTTCCTTCAGAGGTTCATCGTTCTTCCCAAGAAGGCGGATGCCGGTGTGGTTATCCGCAGCGGTTATCTCTCGGGCGCTGTTCCCACCATCTCCGGTGATACTCTGATTGATGGTCTTTCCGCCGAGGCAGGCAGCGTCAAGAGGACATTTGCCACCTCCAATGGCGCAGCCATCAGCGCAGCAAGCAATGCTGACTGGCTCACCGTAGCAGTCGCCGCAGGTAATAAGGTGACATTCACCCGCACTGCCTACGCTTATGCCGCCGAAGGTGCAAATCCTCGTGAGGCCACTGTAACACTGACCATCCCTAATACCTCCGCTTCGCTGAGCGTAGTCGTTAAGCAGGCGATGGCAGCACAAGGCTAGCATTGACTTAAACGCACAATGGGCGCCCTCAAGTACCTTTTTATCCACTGCACAGCCACGCCGGAAGGCCGTGAGGTGAGCTCTGATGAGATTCGCCACTGGCACACTGACCCTGTAAGCAAGGGTGGGCGCGGCTGGTCGCAGGTGGGATACACGGATATGATCCATCTTGACGGGACTGTAGAGCGTCTTGTGAAAAACAATGAGGATGACATCGTCAATGAGTGGGAGATCACCAACGGCGCTGCAGGTTACAACAGCTGTTCCAGGCATATAGTCTATGTGGGCGGACTGTCAAAAGACTGCAAGGCTGCAAAGGATACCAGGACTCCGCAGCAACTGAAGGCGATGGAGCAGTATATCCGTGAATTCCACCGGCGTCATCCTCAAGTATTAATCAAGGGCCATAATGAGGTGTCAACGAAAGAATGTCCTTCGTTTGACGTCCAGAAATGGCTCAAGAAAATAGGACTTTAATATGATCTTTGAAGAGCTCAGATGGCTTTTTGAAATACTTATCCCGCTCGGAGCCTCCGCCATGGGCTGGTTTGTCGGCCGGAAGCAGAGGAACAACAGGTTCCTTGAGGAGTTGCAAAGCTCCGTTAACCTGCTTGCCGCAAAGAATGCCGAGCAGATGGAGGAGATACTGAAGCTGCGTGAGGAGATTGTCATCCTCCGCAGTGAGAATCTTGAATTCAAGGCTCAGGTGGATAAGCTTACAAATCAGCTCGCTGGCGTCAAGACCATAACAAAAACGAAATAACAAGCCCTGAACCTCTCTCTCTGTTTGTCCTCGCGGCCGCGGCCGATGCTGTGACCGCGAGTTTTTCAAACAATATTTGATAAACAATTAAAACTGATTTTATATGGGATATATCAATGGTAGTGATCTGCTCGTAATGGTCGGAACAAAAGCAATCGGCCACTGCACATCACACACTGTCTCATACTCAACTGAGACAAAACAGACATCCGTGAAGCCCGCCTCCAGTGCAGAGTCAGCTGTCTCAAAATGGAAAAGTTCCAGAGTTGTCGCACTCGCTATGCAGGTAAAGGTGGACGGACTTCAATTCGACAGTGAGGCCGAAGAGTCTCTTGCTGAGCTTCGCTCATCTTGGGCTGAAGGAAACCCGGTAACCCTGAATCTGTTCTCTCGTGGAAACGACGCTTCTCCGTATGCAACCGGCAGCTTCATCGTATCAAGTCTCGAAGAAAACAACCCTGCAGGCGACGATGCTTCTTACAGTGCAACATTCGACAATGACGGCGCGATCACAATTACCACACCTTCATCTGGAAACACCAGTGGAGGCGGCACAAGCCAGCAGAATGAGCCTTAAAACATCTCACGATGAAGAAAATCATCATCAACGGTAAAGAGTTCCCCTGTCGTGTTACGATGGGGGCGCTCCTGCGCTTCAAGAGGGAAACAGGGCACGATGTCGGTGAAATGAAAGGCGACCTGACGGACCTTATAACTCTCTTCTGGTGCTGCACTGCTTCAGCATGCAGCGCGGACGAAATACCTTTTGACCTCTCCTTGGAGCGTTTCGCAGATTGTCTCGGCGCACAGGATGTCGAAAGATTCGGTGCATCACTTGCCGAGAATGCAAGCGATATTGAAAAAAAAACGGCGAGTCTGAATCAATAGAGGCTCTCCTGGCAATAGCGACGGGGTGTGTGGGAATGAGCCGGAAAGACTTCTGCCTATGCACTCCGTCGGAATTTGCAGAGATATTCAGACAATGGCAGCAGCGTCAGGAACTGATATCCAGAGAGAGATGGGAACAGACGAGATTTGTGGCAATGGCCATAGTGCAGCCCTACAGCAAGAAAGGGCTGAGACCTACGGATATTGTGAAGTTTCCCTGGGATAAACAAAACGAACCGCAGGTGCCCAAGGGGCACGGCGATATGAAAAGAATGAGGGAACTGGAAGAGAGGTGCAGGATGGCAGCTAAAGAAAATGAATAAAACGATGATTGTAGCCGTGAGCCTTAAGCCATTTCTCATCATTTGAGTGCCACCCAACCCGTATTGCTGAAATCGTAAATCTAACGATAACAATGGTACCAATAATCATTATAATGATATTGACGGGCCCCAAAAGCTGAAGAAGTTTGATAATGTCACTAAACATAGCGTACCAAATATAGTAAAAAATGTCCAAAGTTGTATCATTCAAAATACAAATTGACGATTCCGGTACATTTAAAACCGTATCGGCGGACGCTGACGAACTCGGAAAGGTTCTGGATGATGTCAAGAAAAGTGCGAAGGAGCTGAATTCCACAATTGTGGAGGCGGCTTCAATAGCCCAGCTGGCCGAAGGCGTATCAAATGTTGCGAGTCAACTACAGTCGATGCTTGGAGGTCTCGCTGATTCGTATGCAACACAGGTAGAGGCGGAGACCAGGTTGGCAACGGCCATGCGTAATACAATGGGCGCTTCGGATGGAGAGATTCAATCGATAAAAGACCTGTGTTCCGCCCAGCAACAGCTGGGTATCATTGGCGATGAAGTCCAGTTGGCCGGAGCTCAGGAACTCGCAACATATCTTGAGTTATCCTCATCATTGAAGACCATCATTCCGGTAATGAATGATATGGCTGCCCAGCAGTATGGACTCGGGGCCACTGCAGAGAATGTCACCCAGATAGCAACAATGCTTGGAAAGGTGATGAATGGACAGACGGAAGCCCTGTCACGTTATGGCTATAAATTCGATGAGGCACAGAAATATATTCTTCAATTCGGCGATGAAAGTGAGCGCGCTGCCGTCTTGGCAGATGTGGTGAGCGAATCCGTAGGGGGGATGAATGCCTCTTTGGCACAAACGGACGTTGGAAGCTTTGCCCAAATCAGAAATGCACTGGGCGATATCCAGGAAGAAATTGGCAAGGTGGTTCAAGGGATGATGCCTGTCATTTCCGTATTTGCCGACTTAGCGTTTGCGACAATGGGTGTAATAAAATTGGTTCAAGCTATAAAGGGGCTGTCGGCAACGACGCTTGCTGCTTCTGTATCTGCACGCGCTCTTGCTGTTGCAGAAAAGCTTCAGGCAGCTGCTGCTAAAATTCTGGGTGTATCGACCCTGGCAGCGAAGACAGCTACCGGAGCTCTGAAGGCGGAGATAATCGCTACGGAAGCTGCGCTGACACTCGGTCTGACATTGGCCGTGAGCGCTCTTGTCGAGGTGTTCTCGAGGCTGGTCAGCAGAAGCGGCGAAGCTGCGGACAGCATCGAAGACGTGTCTTCTGCAGAAAAAGCATACAAGCAGGCTTCCAGCGAGGCGATGGCCGAGATAGCCGAACAGATAGTCACACTCGAAGATCTGATCAAGAAGAAGGCCAATGAGGGCGAGGCTGTCGAAAAACTCAACAAGAAGTACGGGGAGATATTCGGAACATACAGCAATGCCGCCGACTGGTACGATGTTCTGACATCCAAATCCGCTGAGTATTGCAAGCAGCTGGGATACGAGGCGATGGCGGCCAGCTATCGTGACGAACTGGTGGAAGCCCTCAAGAGGCAGGCAGATGCGGAGGAAGAGATAAACAGGCTTAAAAAAGAAGGCCAGGCATACAAAACTCAGTTACAGGGCAATGGTCTGCGAGCTGGAACCGTACAAAAGGTGCAGGTTCCAACGGAAGCCCTCGAGGCTGCCGAGGAAGCCAGGCAGGTGGCCGAAGAGGCGGTGAAGGCAGTGACAGAAAAGATGCAGGATGCATCATCAAAGGCTGCCGAAATCTCTGAAAATATCAAGAAGGGAGCGGAAGAAGCCGGCAAGTCCTGGAAAGAGATGTCACTGTCTGACCTTACCAAGGCAATACAGCTGCAGGAAGAAAGGGTCAAGTCCTACATCGGTACCGTAGAGACTGCGGCCGCCAAGGAGGAAAACGCCGTCCTGAAGGCGATGAAGGCCCGAAAGGCTGCCTTGGAGAAACAATACGGATTGAGTGACAAAGCTGATAAGGATACCTACAATGGTGATAAGCTGATTGAGAATGCCAAGTCATACAACGAAATCGGCAACAACATCAAGTTCTATCAGAAGCAGCTGGAAGATCTTGACATCACCAAAAAGGATGAGATTGCCGCAATTGCCGCAACCATCGAGCAGTTGAAAAAAGAGCAGCAGGCGGTGTTGGATATCCAGAACGCCGCGGCAGCACCTGCGCAGTTGAACACCCTTGAGGATATCGACAAGGCCATCAAGGCCCAGCAGGAATTGCGAACCAAGGCTTCGGTTAAAGAGATTGCCGGCATCGATGCGGAGATCAAGCGGCTGGAAGCGCTCCGCTCCGCATTCGAGGGCGCCACAATCCCCAAGAATCCCAGGACTCTTGCAGAATTTGATGCAGCCATCAACTATCAGCAGGATCTTCTCAAAAATGCAACATCAGAGGAACGTGTCGAGATTGAAAAGGTGATTAATAGATTGACTGCCCTTAAAACGGCGTTTGAGCAGTCTTCGCACGTCATTCGAAACATCTCCGAAATCAATACTTTTGAGGATCTCGATAGGGAGATATCATATTACACCGATCTTGTCAAGACGCAGAGTGCCGAGGAGATTGAGAGCACACAACGCACTATTGACGCGCTTGAGAAGAAGAAAACTGTTCTCGAGAAGCTTCGTGATATCCCGGCAATGCAGCGGCAGATCTCCAGCCTTGATGGATTGTCCGGGAAGCAGCTGAAGCTGGAGCTGAACCTCATCGGATTTGATGAGTTGAGGTCGAAGGTCCGGGAACTCAAGCAGCTGCTCAATGATGCCGGAGACTCCTGGACTGATGAGCAGAAAAACCAGGTGCGTTCGCTGATCACATCCTATGAGGGATATTGCAAGGTTCTGGCGAAAAGTAACGTTTCGGTAGTTGACGGCTGGGCGAATGTGCGTGGGATTGGCAACAGCATCAAATCGTTGACCTCGGCCCTCGAGGAAGATGGGACCGCCTGGGACAAGCTGTGTACGATTGTTGACAGCCTTATCGGCATCTATGAAGGTGTTGAAGGCATTGTCAAGATAATAAAGACAATCACCGGCGTTACAGACGCCTTGACAGTTGCAAAAGCCGGAGAGGCAGCCGCAACCAAACTGTCTGCCGCCACTGCGGTAACCGGTGCAGGCGAAGAGGTCATAGCTTCTGGAGCTGTTACAACGGCGAGGGAAATCGAAACACAGGCCAATATGAAGGCTGCAGCCTCTGCAGCGCTGGCCGCACACAGCTGGATGCCGTATGTCGGAATAGCATTGGGCGTTGCTGCCATAGGTGCAATGATAGCAGCCATGTCCAGCCTGCCGAAATTTGCAAACGGCGGCCTTGTCTATGGCCCAACACTGGGTCTGGTCGGAGAATATTCCGGAGCGTCCAGCAATCCGGAGGTGATAGCGCCTCTGTCGAAGCTGCGCGATGAACTTGGAGGGAACGGCATTGGCGGTGATGTGGAATTCCATATATCCGGAAGGGACCTTTACGGCGTGCTCAAGCGCCAGCAGAACTATTTGAACAGATAATACGTAAATGGCATTACATAAAATACACGAAGGGAGTTTCTATTCCCGAGCAGGGATTGAATGGATTGTCCAGATATTCCGCAATCAGAGCAGTGCGCCCTCATCAGTGGGCGAACTGACATTTCCGGACTCATCCCCTCTGGTCATCGAGTGGAAAGAGACATCGAAGGAGGATGTAATCTGCGAGTCGTCGGCCACCTTGAAGATAATCTCTCCAGGGGACAGGACATATATTGACCTGTATGCCGAAGGCCCGACTGACGTGATGCTGAAGGTGTTCAGAAATGATACCAGTCATCTGTACTGGTGCGGTTTCCTTGACCCCGAATTTTATGAGGAGCCGTATTC